CTCGTCGCCACCCGAACCGAAGAACTCGCGCTCCTCAGGAGTCAGCAGATCCGTGAACGGAGTGGCGTCAACGAGCGCCTGCTTGAGCGCACCCGTGGGCTGCAACAGCCCAACGCGCACAGCACTGGCGTACTGCTGCATCTCCCGCTCCATGCGGTCAGCAGTAAAGCGTCGATTGGTTGATGCGTTGACAAGGCCACGGATCTGGGCGTAACGCTCGTAGTTAGGCTGCGGTGCCGGATTGAACTCCGGGTTCCGCGCCATAAGATTCTGGGGCGACGTGACAGCGTTGTACGACATGGTTTCATAGTTGAAACCTGACCCCTGCTGTTCGTCGTCCTTGCGTGGTGCCACTAAAGCCCCCGAGCCATCATCACGTCAGCGATGAAACCGATGTCCCCGGACTCGTCGTATGCGGCGAGCGCCATCAGACGTGACGACACGGCACCCGTAACTGCACGCTGCTGCGGTCCCGGGCCAGGTCCGAACGGTGCACCAGCCGTGATGGGCTCGTCAGGTCGTTCCGTAGGTGCGAACAGGGGAGTGGGAGCTGGACCCATCTCAACCGCTGGTGGTGCAGCCGCACGCCGACGCGGTCGCACCTCAGGTGACTTCGCCATCGGTGCAGAAGTCTGAAGATCCATCATCTCCTGACCCTCACCGTACTCGCCACCAGCGATGTACCTCGCGCCCTGACCGTCCGTGCGGCGCGACATAGCCCCAGGACCGGACACAGGAGCTGGGTTGCTTGGTCGGCGCATACCGCCGTGACCCTCAGCCATCCTGCTCCTTCACAACGATCTTTGAAATGTCAGCCGCTGTTTCTTCAGCGAACTCTTCCCGATCCACCTGAACCCACTCGTGCGCTGACTGACCAAGGGCCAGTAGGGCAAGGTTCTGGAAATGTTCAGCAGCGGCTTGCGCCATCTGCGAGGCGAACATCATGGAGGTTGCGACCGTGTCAGAGTTGAACCAGGGTGTGGCTTCAACGACTACGGGTTGCTCGTCAATGAACTCGAACTCGTTGTCCTCGTCCACACCCGGTCCTTCCTAAACTCGCCGCTTCTTCTTGCCACTCACGGTCGTGTAGCTCGCTGCATAACCACCGGGTGAAGACCTCTTTGGACCCTCAGAACCCGAAACATCGGCAGCGGCACGCTTCTTAGAAGCCTTCTTATCCGACTGCTTCGCAGCTTTCTGCTGATCCTCAACATGACGCCAGTACCTGTACCGGGCGCTTTCACGGCGGTTGATGTCAGTACGAAAAATCAACTCACCGGAGCGTGGGTCCTTCTTCTGGTCTGCCATGTCACCACTTCACCTTGTCAGCCCAGTAGGCCGCGCTCATCTTGCCCTTCGCGATGTTCTTCGCATGACGAGCCTTGAACGACGCCTGACGTTTCGTTGGCTGCCTGTCACCCGTCACACCCTGCTGACCAAAACGAATCGTCTTGACCTGCGAACCTTCCTTAGCCACAACAACATGCGACTTCGTAGGATGGTTAGGTGTGCGCTTCGGCTTGTTGTAGCCAGACACGCCAGCACGCTCCAGGCGCGAATCCTTCTTCGCAGCCATCACTTCTTCTTTCTGACAGCAGCGTTGTCAACGAGATTGGGGTACGGCCTACCCGCCTTCTTCGCACGCGCCTTCGCCGCAGCCTTCTGGGCCGGAGTCAGGGGAGTGGATTTCTTGCGCGGGTTAGGCCGATCCCAGAACGCCTTCTTAGCGGCCACTCTTCTTCTTAGCGGCAGCCTTGCGGGGCATGGACTGCTTGGGCCCCTCAGCGCCGCGCAACTTCCCGCGCTGCGCGTTCGTCTGTCCCGCGTTGTAGCCCTTCTGCCAAGCAGCATTGTAGTCGTTGCTCTTAGTGGTCTTCGCCTTAGCCTTAGCTGTAGCCGCAGCCTTCTTAATGTACCCAGGCATTACTTACTCCCATTCTTGCTACCACCGTAGCCATTGCCGACCTTTGACTGACACCCACAGAAATTGCACATCAGCGAGTCCCCTTGCCCGTGCCACGAGTACCACCCGGCTGCTTCGCATTCGAGTGATTCGTCCACGAATTAGCCGAACCAGAAACCTGATGCGGAAGCGCATTCGTGCCCGACACATTCGACACGTTCACATTCGGCGGCTGAACATAAGCCGCAGCCTTACCACCCTGATTAGCAGGCTTCTTAGGCGCTGCTGCTGGAACTGCCATTACTTCTCCTTATGCGACGGGAACTCGACGGGAAATCGACGCAGCAAGATTCGGCTCGCCACGCTGCGTCAACCCAGCGAGCAGGACATTCAGATCAGGACGACCACCCGGCGGCAAACCCGCCTGACCCGGGGCCACACCACGAAGACGACCCAACGGGTCAATACCTTCCAACGACTCACCACCCAGCATGGGATCCTGCATGGGATCGCCAGGGACCGGGGAGGCAGCATCAACCATCGGATCAACCATGCCGGGTGGCGGCTCAGGGGGAGCGAACGCTTCCGCGATCACTTCCTCAATCGGCTTACCCTTCTGCCGGCCCTCAATGATCACCGCGAGGCGGGTAAGGATCTCCCCAGGATCCTGACCATTCTGGGCAAGAACAGGGATCGCCTGCGCGTAACCAGCCACCGCCTGTCGCAGTGCCTGACGCATGTCCTCGATGTCCAGCTTCTGCTCTTCCTCTGTCGCGTTCAGTGAGAACGGCAGGGAGCGGCGTAGCCAGTCCTGGGAGATAAGTCGGTCACCACGGGCCTGCAACCCAAATACCAGTGCGCGGTTAGGGTCCAGACCCGCCATGAGGCCATATTGAACATCGACCGAGTAATCGTTCTTGATGTTTTTCTCGGGCGAGTATGAAACCTCATAGGGTGTACCGTTGTCGTTACCGCGAACAGTTTTGCGGAACGACGGCCAGCAGACCTCCTCCACCTCGAAGCAGAGGGCGATCAAATCCGTGTATGCCTCAGCGAACATGGCGTGCGCGGTGCGGACCTGGGTGTCGAACCCGGTCATCAGTGCCTGCACGCCACGGCCTGTGACGATAGATGCGTCTAGGTTGCCACCGCGAACCTCAGGGTAGCGGGAACCTTGACGCAGTTCCTGATCAAGAATGCCTTGCTCTTGGAACGCGGCAGGGGGAACCTCGAGCGGGATGCGCCGGATCTTCTCCGGCGTGGACGAACGCAGCACCGCATCAGAACCCAGCGACAACTCCTGCACATCCTGGGGGAGTGCGATAGGTGCCTGCACTGACTTCTGTGCCGCTTCCATCGCGAGCAGCGCGAAACGTGCCTTCGCCACCTGAACCGCGATCACATCATCGAACTGACCACGCGGATCCTCATCCAGACCAGGCCGGCGCACCTCCACCGCGAGGCACTTGCCCACCGGGTTGGGGGTGCGGAGCAGCTCGATGCCACCCTCACCGGGCAGGAACAGAATGTCCACGTCCTTGTCGTGGTAGCGCACCACCTCAATCTTCGTGGTCGCACCCGGTGCCTGCGACAAGATCACGTTCTCCAACTGCGGGAACTTCGCGATCAAGTCATCGATGTGGTAGTTGATCGTCTGGAACAGTGCCTTGACGCGGTCACGTCGATCCCGCACCGTGTAGCAGCCCATCGAATCCAGCCACTTGATGCGCGGCATCCGCTCATCCCAGTCAATCTCAATGATGCCCGGGACGAAACCGTAGGTGACGTAGCGGTCGGCAGCGGCATACGCCTGCTTCTGCAACTGCGAATACTGCACGTAATACGTTGCAATGCGGGTACGCATCTCTGCGCGTTCCCGAGCCGCATCCGACACCATCGAAGAACTCGAGCAGTTGAACGACGGCAGGGGAGCGATCACCTCGGACAGGTCCCGTGCCGCCACATCCACCATGTTCGCCACAATGGGGCGCGTGTACGGGCCATCCTCAGGGAACAGCTCAGGGAACACGTTCGCCATCTGACCGCAGCGCACCATCTTGATGTCACGCATGCGCTGGTCACGCGAGTTGTTCTGCACGCGCAGACGGTTGTAGAGGCCAGCCACCTCGGCAGTACTGGGCACCTAGCCTCCTAAAGAGTCACAAACATGCGGTCACGTTCAAACGAGTTCAAGTCCACCGTG